TTAAGTGGTGAGAAACGTCAGGTTGTTATGTGGGCAGGCTTCGATTGAGGCTCTAAGTTGGGGCGCAACCGGAATTGGAAATTCGGCGCCGGTTTTCGCCTGCCGGATGTGTAAAAAGCCATCCTTGTCGATATGCTGGCGGCCCATGCGGATCACGTCGCCGCGCCTTTGGGCGGTCCAAAGCAGCAAATCAAAGGCGAGCCGCTCGCGCGTGCCAATAGGATACGCGTCTTCAAAGCGTTCTATGGCGTCCTCGGGCCAATCCTTAAATCCGGGGGATGCGGGCAGCCTTATGCGAATTCCGGCCGTCGGGTCGTCTTCGCGCAGTCCCGCTTCGATTGTCGCCGCGATCAGGGCGCGCAAGGCCTTGATGAAATTCTTGGCGACATACGGCGTTTTGCCCGAAAGCAATTTCATAACGTCCTGCTTTCGAAGATCGCCAAAATCCCGCCATCCGTGCTCCTCGCGGAATTTCTCCAAGGTGCGCCGGCGCTGGCGCTGCGTCTCGAGGGCGAGGCTTCTATAGGCGTGAGAGGCGAAATAGAGGGCCACGGCGGCGGCCACCGTTCCGGGCTTTGTCTGGCTAGCGCCGAATTCGATCTTGGGCGCATTGCCTAAGGCGTTCTCGTAGGCCCGCATAAATTCGGGCGAGCCCGGAAGGCCAGGTAAGGGGGCGAGCTTTTGCCCAGGACGGCGGAAATAATGCCGAAGCTTGCCGTGCCTATCGTTTAGCGACCAGACGAACTTTAGCTTTATTCGGGTCGGGCTCATTTAAATCGTCCCATGAATTTGCGCTTTTGGCGGAATGGCCGGGTTTGCCCGAAATTCGCAACGTGCCATCTGGGGCAAATTCCAGCACAGGGTTCTCGATCCTCGCCGCCTTTATGACGCGTTCAATCTCCCGCTTTTGAAGGCGCTGGGGGCGCCGCCGGCGAGGCTCTTGGCGGCTCGCGTGCCTGAGAGCCCCGCAGCGGTCAGGCGCCTCGCTAGCCTCCATAAGCCCATAAATTTCGTCTTCCATGGTTATTTCTCCGCGAACAGCGCCAGTTGTTGGCGGCCTTCCAGGCGATCCCGCGGCTGCTCGGTAGGTGGCGTAGCGAACACGGTCCAGCGCGCTTGGGCGCCGTAAAGGGCGTCTTCGTCAACGCCGTCTTCGCGGAAGACCAAAACTTTCGCGTCGCCGAAGCGGCCGGTAAAATACGTCCTCCCGGCGGCGCTGGTGCGCTGGTAGAGCTTGAAGAGCGGCAGCTTGAAGTCCAAGTGTCTTGCCTCTTTTAGGCTGCCACCGCGGTTAGCGCATGGCCGTCTAAGCGCACGTCGACTGTCGTATCGTTGGCGCCGGCGGCGACAACCGCGGCGCCGATAAGGAAATAACCCGCCGCGGTCGCCTTGCAGGTTTTCGCGGTGTCGTCCCAATAAACCTTGGCGCCCTCCGCGAAGGTGAGGGGCGTCCCGGCTTTCGGCAAGCGCCAAACCCCGGTCAGCGCGCCTGAAACGCTGGTTGCTTGGTCGGCGTCGTTTTGCGCCACCGCGAAAATGCTGCCCACCATGAATCCATCGCCGCTCGAAACGCCGCCAGTAGGCGCGGTGAGGGCGAGGGTTTCGCCGATCTGGATAAAGTTCTTCGCCATTGTGGTTTTACCTTTCGTGGTCGTGGTCGAGGCCTTTCGAGGACGCAATGTGGATCGTGCGCCGCACGCCGCCGGTTAGTTCGACGATCCGGCGGCGCAGATCGTTTTGCGCCTCCCGCATTTCCGTGTCGGATTTATACTCAACGGTGCGCGTTGCGCCGTTCGTCATGTAGGTGATCGTGCGCACGCCAAGCGCGCGCGCCCGGTTCAATTTCTCGAGTTGCGTTTGTAATTCGGCGACGGTTTCCGCCATTTCTCAGTGTCCAGGGTTCTTGTAGAAGCCGCGGTACTCAACCCAGGCGCAGGCGAAGTCGAGGCGAATTTTGAATTTGACGCCGTCGACTTCGAACCCGACTTCGCTGAAGACTTGCGGCCCGACTTGGCCTTCGAGATAACAGTGTTCTATGCCGTCTATCGACGCTGGGTCGGCGACCAGATACCATGCGTAGGCGTCCGTGAGGCGAGGCTCGATGATGAGGCTCAGGAAGGCGAACGCGTTCACGTCGCTCGTCGTCGTCGCCTGGATCGCAGAAATGGTTTTTTCGGCCAGCGTTTCGAGGTCCGGCGGCGCGATCAAATAGCGCGGCGTGATGTTGATCTTCTGCCCGCCCGGCTCGGTTTGCTTGCGCATGGCGAGGCGCGCGGCTGTGAGCGTCGTTTCCGATATCGCCGTGCCGCTCGCGGCGAGGTTGCCATGATCGGCGTGAAACGGCGCCTTGCCGTCCGCCATGTTCGGTCCGCTGGCGAGAAGATCGGCGAGTTTGTCGGCCTCGAAGCCGGCCGCGGCGAGCCCCATTCGCCTCGTCAAGTCGCCGGTCATGCCGAGGTCGTCGTTGATGACCACCTGCCGCGAGAGGCCGATGATCCGGCCGAAAGTCGAGAGCGCGTAGGTTTCTTCCTGATCCGCGAGCGCGCCGTGCTGGAATTCGCCCAACTCCCCGACCGGTGCCAGCGTCGGCGCGGACGACATTTGCAGCCGGTGCCGCTTTCTAAAGTCGCGCGCCGTCACTTGCCGCGAGACGCGTTTCAGGGCGGACGGCGCCAGCTCATAGGCGTGCCTCACCGTCCTATCGAGGGCGTCGCCCATCGCAAAGGGCAGATCCGACATCGACATGGCGCGTTCGACGATCGCCGCCGGGCCGCCCGTGGTCGAAAGGCCTCTGACGCGCAGGCAGTCCCTGGCGAGCTCGAGCATGGAAAGCCCAACAAACGGGCGCGCGGCTTCGGAAGGAGTCCCGCCCGCCATGCGGCAATGCAAGGCCTCGCCGATGGTGCGGATTCGCCATTCGGGGTCGTCGGAGCTAAAGCCGACAACGCTCGCGGTCCGGATCGAATTGGCCGCCGCGCTGCGGAATTGAAGGGCCGCGAAGGCGCTTTCGCGCGCCTGGTCGAGCGTCGCGCCCTTGTCGATCTGAGAATCGACCCAGGCTTGCGGCAGGCTCGCGGTGCGGGCGATGGCGCGGATTTCGACGTTGACTTGCGCGCGGTTGGCGAGCTCGGAAACGCCGGCGCGAATCACGCTGGCCGGATCGGCCGGCACCGCGACGAGCGAAATTTCGACCGGCGTCCATTTGGTCGCCGTTCGCACTCGGCGCCCGGCCTCGACGCTGTCGCTGATTTCGTCAACCCGGTAGCCGACGGAAACGCCCCGAATGTGGCCCGCGCGAATGTTGGCGGCGACGGCGTCGGCGGCCGCGCCTTCGGCTAGCCGGACAAGAGCCCGCGCTTCCCCATTGACGATTGAAACCGAAATGACGCTGCCGAGAATTCCGGCTACGCTCCCTCGGTTGTGTGAATCGAGCACAACCGCGCCGCGCGCCCGTTCGACGTTCTCCTGGGTGATGGCGAGGCGTTCGTCATATTCGCCGCGCTGGTCTTGCCGGCGCACCGGATTGGCGGTGGCGAAGGTCGCCTCGAAGGTACGTTGCGCCTCGTTCCAGCTCCGCGGAGCGAAAGAGGCTTCGCGCTGCAAAAGGTCGTCCTGAGCTTCGCGGGTAAAAAACTCATGCTTCATTGTTCGGCGCTCCTGCTTGTGGCGCCGCTGCCGACGGCGGCGTGAAGTCAATGCCAAGCGCTTTCTCGCGCGCCCTGTCGGCGGCAATTTCCTTGTCCAACTCCTCAACAGAGTAACCGCGCGCGCCCACGGCCTCGCGGCGCGACAAAAGCCCGTTGTTGATCGCTAAAACTTCGGCCTGCGCATCCTTCAACATATCGACCCACACCGAACGCGGCGGAATCCAGCGGTGCCGCAAGGTCGCCTCATTCAAGGGGGCGGCGATGCGCCCGGCGAGAATTTCGAGGGTGAGCCAGCGCCGATAGACGGGGCGGAGGGCTTGATGAATGAACAGGCCCTGCCATTGCTCCAGGCGCCGGCGAAAGGCGATCAGCATGACGCGCGCGCTACTGAAATTTACCTGCGTCATGTCGCCGTCGACCAAGAAGGGCGGCAGGCCCAGCGCCGAGGCTATCTCGCGGATGCAGGCGCGCAGAAATTCGTTGCTTTCCGCGCCGATCTCGGGCGGGCTCGAGAAATTGACGCTCTCGCCCGGACGTAAACGTTGCAGGGTCCCAGGCTCCAGGCTCGGCTCATAGGGGGTCGCGCCATCTTGCAACAGGGCGCCGTCGGCGTCGGTCACAAAGCCGCACAGCAGCGCGCCGACTTTCTGCCGAACGAGTTGGGCGTCGACAAGCGCGTCATATTCGCGAATCCGCAACAACGATGGGGCCATCGGACTTATGCCGCGAACCTGCCCGGCCGCCTCGCATTTGTAGACGTGGATCATGTCGGCCGCGTCGATTCGCGACTCTTGAAGGCCGGTTAAAAGCGGCAAACCCGGCGACCAATTTCGATAGACGCGATAGGCGACCGGGCGCCCGCCGGGGTCGGTCTCGACGCCATGAATAACCAGCCCGCCGTCCGCAAGCTCCAGGCTCGCCGGGACGATTTGCGCGGGATCAAGCGGTTTAATTCGCAGTTCGCCGACGTCGTCGCCTGCGAGCAGCGCGAAATGTTCGCCGTCGACGAAATAGCGGCCGCAAGCGAGGGCCTGCCAGCCGTAGAAATCCGTCGCGCCGAAATAGTCGGCCTTCGGCGCCCAATCATCAAAGCGAGCGTCGATCGTCGCGTTTAAGGCCTCATCGCCGGTCTGCGCGCCGGGCGGAGGCCGGAGCCGACGCTTTCGCTCACCGTAACGCTCAGCGCGGACGCGGCGAGGCCGTTGTTGATCGTGGCGTCTCTCGTCCGCCTCGCGGTTGACTCGCGTCCGGCGTGCGCGGCGCTTTGCAGGGACGGGGTTTCGCCGGCCCCGCGCCAGCGCCTACCGCCGGCGGCTGCGTCATAACTACGCTGTGCGGTAGGCGGCGGGGATGTCGCCTTGTGTATGAAAGCGCGGATCGCGGCGAACATGGGTTCTCATGCCTCGTCGAACTCGCGGCCGCCGCGCGCTATGACAATCGCGGCAAGCCGCTTGTCGATTTCCGCGAGCGTGTTCGTCGCGTTGAGACAAAACACCATGCCAGCCGCTTCGAACGGCTTTGGGTCAATCATTCCGCCGTTGACGTTTCGGTCAACAATGTATTGGAACAGCTCGCGGTTTCTGGCGACGAATAAGACGAAGCGCCGGTCGAGGTCGCGAGACCACCACAATGGCGTCGCGTCAAAAATGCTACGTTGTAATTCACGCCGGCGGCCTTCCCACATTTGCGCGATCATCTTGTCCGATTTGGCCTTGGCGCGCGGCCCGGCGCTGAGCGCTCGCGCGCGGTCTTGCGCGAAGATCAAGCGGCGTTCGCGCCATTCTTTCGTCGAAACGAAGTCCCCAAAGAGCAGATGCCCGAACTCGAGCACAAGAGCGTAGCGGCCATCTCCTCGGAAAACGCTGTCGAAGGCGTTGAACAACGCCAGGCAATACACGTCGATCGACGCATAACGCCGGCCGACCCGGCCGCGAACCTCCGGCGACACAAGTTGAAGGCGCCATTTGCTAAAATCCGAAACCCGTTCGGGCACAATCTCCAGCGCCGCCGAGACTTCGCGAAGGTTGAACGTTTCCTGCGCCAGCGCGGCGACAGGCGGCGGCCAGTCAAAATGGCCAACTGTCTCAAGAAGGGCGACATCGGGCATAGGCGAGGCTCCCATTTAGGCGCGGGAGGGCCATTACGCTCAAATCGGCAAGAGGTCAAGAATATGCGGATTTTGATCCTTAATTTAAGCCATTAAATAAAATGGGGAATGCGCAATATTTCGGAAGCTTCTCAGAGCCCCTCTAGCCACCTTGAGCGCGTGACCCGCGGCGGCGGCGAGCTCTGCGGTTCGCATTTCAGCGCCGCTTCTCGCTGGTCCAAGTTCAGGGCGAGGCCCTGGCGCGCCGCGAGGGCGTAAACGAGGCAGTCCAACGTCTCGCTGCGCCGGCCCGGGATCGCCTCGAAACGGCGGACCGGCCGGCCGCGCGACATGCGCGTGACAAGCCTTTCGGATGCCAATTGCTCAAAAAACACGAGTTCAAGGGTCTCGGAGAAGCGGATCGTATTTCCGCGCTTCAGCCTTTCGTGGATCTGCAGCTTGAGGCTATCGACGCCCACGATATATAGGCGTTGGCCGCTGCGCTTGGTCGAAAAGCTTTGCTGGAAGGCCGGCCGCGAAAAGCCGGCGGCGCCATTGATGGCCCAAACCCGGCGGCCGGCCCGGGCCGCGGCAAACTTCATCACTCTGTCGAACATGCCGCCGTCGCCCGCGTCTATCGCCGCGGCGTCGACGCCTATCAACCCGCCGCCGGGATGCCGCCATAGCTGCCTTAGAACCTCGTCGAGGGCCTGCCAAACACCGTCCTCGGTGGTCGGCCCCCAGGCTATCTGATGGGCCAAAATATAGGCCGTAGAGCCTCTATCATGGCCCACGAAGGCGATCTCGATGCGATCGGCCTGCACGTCGCAGCCCGCCGTGATCGCCAGCACTTCGGCCGGGATCTTGTCGAGGCTGAAAGGCTCCCGCCGCGAAAGCAGCGACGCCTCTTCGAGCTCGTCGCCGGCGGCGCGCCACGGCTCCCCCAAAACGAGGTTGACGAAGGTCTGCAACTTGGTCGGATCATCCTTCGCGGCCAAAAACTCTTGGGAGAGCACGCCCCATGACGCCTTGGGCAGGAGCGAGGTGAGCGACGTCCAGTGAAACGAGGCATGGCCGCGGACCTCGGGGTGCGTCGCGATCCACCGGCCGCCTTCCACCATTTGGCGCTTGTGGCGCTCCTCGACCCTTTCCGCGCACAGCGGGCAGCGGAAATAAGCCTCTTCCGGTCGGTCCGGGGGCCACTCGACGTCTTTCCACGCGATAGGCGTCAGCCGCGAGCAGGAAATGCAGCGCACGTGGTACCGGCGCTGGTCCCCGGCCGCGAAGGCGTCGCCGATAAAGCTCGGCGCGTCGAGCTTGGGCGTCGAGGCTTGGACGATCCGCCGGTTTTGGAAGGACAGGGTTCGCCGCTCCGCCAGTAAGACCGTGTTGCCTTCCTTCGGGTCGCTTTCGTATCCCTCGACCTCGTCGGCGATCAGATAGCGCAGCGTAATGCGCCGCAGATTGCGCGGGGAGCGCGCGGCCAGGGTGCGCAAACTACCTCCGGGAAAGAAGCGCGTGACGAGGTTGCCGCGGATGCGGCCGCGGCCGCCGACTTCGTAGGCGAAGATGTCCTTGAGGCAGGGCGAGGCGTCACAGATGCCCTCGAATTCGGCCTGCATGAAGTCGCGCGCGTCGGAGTCGCGCGGCTGCAGGTATCCGATCGGACCGGGATCACGTGTTGCCCAATAGCCAACCAAGGCCACAAGAAGCGTTGACGCGCCGACGCGCGCCGATTTCATGATGGAAACGCGCTCGAGCGCCGGGTTGTCGAGGGCCTCGGCGACGCCGCGCTGGGGCTTGGTGAGGCGCAGCGCCCCCGGCATGGCCGCGACGTCGGACGGCAGCACGATCTCGCGCTCGGCCCATGCGACGAAGCCGAGCTCCTCGGGCAAGGCGCAACCGCGCGAGCGCGTCGCGGGCGAGGGCGAGGGCGGCGGGCGTCACGTAGGGGACAATACCACACTCGCACCGCCAGCGGGGTCGATGGCGCGCCTTGACAGGTGACGTCAAGTGATTATATATGCACTTGACGTCACCTGTTTGAGGTTCACGGAATGAAATCCGGCTTCAAATCGGTTCGCCGCCGTCGCCCCGTCGTTTCGCCGCGAACCGATTTGAACCCTCAGGTATTGAACCCTCAGGTATTGAACCCTCAGGTATTGACGGCAAGACCTATAACACTCAAACGGCCACCCATGTTTTCTGTGATGGCCCCGACGACGGGTATTCGATGGCTTGGTACGGGCTGTATCAGACGCGGCATGGCGCGTTCTTCCAAGTCGTTGTGGATCACGACGGTGAGACGATTCTCAAATTCGAGCCATTGACCGACGCGGAAGCGCAGAAGTTTCTTGAGAGGCACGCGAACCATTTGGTTGAGCAGTATTTCGGGCCATGCCCGGAAGGTGGCGCGTCTGAGCGGCGCCTGACCATTCGAGTCCCGGGCAATCTTGCCGATCGAATGGAAACCGCTGCAAAGGCCAAGGGGCTCTCACTCAATAGCTACGCGATGCGCTGCTTCGAGCGGTGCGCCGCCGAAGATGGACAACCAGCGGGAAGGGCTTCGGGTTGAACCGATCAAAGGCGCATAGTGAAAGCCGAGATTCGCCGCGAGGCGAGCCAAGCCGGAGCGGGCAGCGATTTCTGCTCAAGCCTTTGAAAATATTGCGCTAAATTTATATTCCGGGAGCGGCGCCCCTCGCGCAGCCCGGCCTGGCGGAGGACCCGCCGAAAAGGAGGGTCTATTCCCCTCGCCGGTCACTCAAAGCACATCGTACAGTGGCGGCTGCACAGTGCAGCTCATTGTTGTATCGTAATTACCAGCGATGGACGACCATCTCGCGAAAAGACTTGTCTCCGCACACCACTGCGGTAAAGGCGTTGACTAATTTCCTCGTTCCACCTCGGCTGATATTCCGGTGTCAGGAGGTCAATCCCAACTCTGCCGTACTTGGACCCGAGTATGCCGGGCTCGACCTCAACCACCCCATCAAACACCCTTGGGTCACAGACTGCTCCGCTGCTTTTACCGTCGCGCGCATACAATCCAGGGCGCGCATACAACCCGAGGTGCTCGCTATCTTTGAAGGCTTCCGTCAACGGCTGCTTCTTCAGGGGCAAGCCCATAACAGCGCGATGGCTTTTTTGGTGGAACGTCCCATCGAGGTGATAGCTCGCATGTGCATCCCAACTGCCATTTCTGTGCGGGACCATTATAAATATCTCGCCCTTGCGCGAGCACCTGACCCACATCGCCAGCCAAAGATCAGCCCGGTCTCGGATCGCCACCGCGTACTTTTGTTCGCCGGGTATCGGGTGAAGCTTCATCTCAAATTTTGGGCTACTCTTTCGGGTTTGCATCGCTTCATCGAAGAAACCTCGCCACATTTCTAGCTCTTGCCGTGGGCTATTCGCGGGAATAGCCTGATACCTCAGGAATCCTTCAAACGTCTGAGGGTCGTCTTCGCTGATGCAATCGTCCATCGGATTATGCTCTGTTTCCGTTGCGGCCCGGATCTTCACGAAAAAAGCGCCAGTCATCCATTTACTAGGCTCATAAAAGTTTAATCGCCGGCGGATTTAGCACGCTCTTTCCGGGCTTTGACAAGATCGAGCACGTTCCCGGACCGGAACCACCTATACGCCTGGCCGCGCCTCGAAGGCGGCAAATCTTCCTCACAGATCGCTAATTGCCGCCAAAGCTCGTCCTCGGGAAGCGCCCAGAACGCCTCTTCCGCTAGGCGTCTTTTCCGCTGTTCCTCTGTTTCAAGCCGCCGCCAACTCACGCCTGCTTTCAACCTCTCTTTCCAAGCTTCGCCGTATGATGCCTGATGATCCTATTATATTATTATTAAGAGAAGGCTAAGAAAAGACCTAAGAATAAGAATAAGAATAGGACCTGATGTATGAATTCATGCATGGGCATGCACGAATTCATGCATGAGCATGTACGAATTCATGCAAGCCCATGTACGAATTCATGCATGCCTCCTATAGCTGGGCAGTAGCTAATTTAACATTTGGGGACGCTTTCCCCTCGCGCTGGACTTGGGCCAATCCGAGCGCTTCGAGCTCCTTCAGCGCCGCCGCCTTTTGCGCGCGCGTCAAACGCCACTTCTTCGCCAGAATATTTGAAAGCGCGACGGCCTCGCCCTTGTTCCTCCAGCTCTCGTGAATGAGGCAAACCGCCAACTTGAGAGCCAAGGCGTCGAGCGTTTGCGCCAGCGACACTGGAACTTTGACGAACGCCTCTTTGCTTCGTTTCGGCGAGCGCTCGACCAGTTTCCCGATATGCCGATCGCGCTCCACAGGCGAGAAAGCCAGGTTGTCTAAGGCAAAAGGGTCTTTCTTGACGTCACCCTTCATGCCCTCCGCTCCTTCTTTTCCGCTTCCGCGGTCAATCTGCAGGCTCGCTCCCACATCACGGCGCCGCGCCGGTCCGCGTAGCGGTTCGGGTATCGAATGATTTTCGCGTCGCTGCGCAGTTCGAAGCCGGACAGCACCGCCCTTGAGGCTTTGGCCATCGCCGCCTGCATCCGACGGACATCCGCGCCGAGCCGGTACAAAGGCGCGCAGATCAGCATGGCGTCATGGACCGGGGCGCAAATTTCGACGCCCCGCTCGGTCGCCAGACAACACGCCAGCCGCATCATCTCGGCGCCGTTGGCCTGCATCGGGAAATTGCGGAATGATCGCGGATTGGCGTCCTCGCCCGCCAGAATATGCCAGCCGAAAACGGTCGGCAGCGATCCGCGCAGCATGGCGCAATCAACCGCCGCGTCGGACCAGCGCCAAAACGCCGGGTAGGTCTCGCGATGCGCGGCCAGCAAATCTCTGGCGGCGATGCGAGACTTCCCGATCCTAACGGCCAGCGAGGTTTCCTGCATGCCGTATTGCACGCCGAGAGCGCAGGTCTTGAATAGCTCTCGTTCCGCCCCGTGCGAGGCCGCAGTGGCGTCATCAGGAACGGCGCCTGCTTTCTTGGCGAAGGCGAGATAGGGGTCGCCGGAGAGATAGGCGGCTTGCATCGCAAGATCGCCGGACAGGGCGGCGGCGATGCCGAATTCTTGCTGCGACCAGTCGATATAGGCGAGGCCGAATCCGGGCGGCGGCTTTATCAGCTGGCGCAGCCAGACGCTCGCCCCGAAGATGAATTTCGAACTACTCGGCGCATTTCGCCCGGTCTTTGTCCCAAAGGCGCTGAGGATCGCGCGATTGCGCCCATCTTTGCCGACGACAAGTTTGGCGAGCCGCCCCTCGGCGAGCTCATCCCGCAATTCGCGCAGCGGCGAAATGATCGGATGCACCTTGGCGGCCTCCCGAAAAACCTGGTCCGTTAATTCGAGCTTGCCGGTGTCGAGACGCGACCACGATATCCCGTTGCGGGCCAAAAAGGCTTCGAAACGGGCCTCCCTGAACGAGCCGCCGCCGTAAATGCCATAATTGGCGTCGATCTCGACGATGAGCCGATCCCGGATTGCCGGCCAATAATTGCGCAATCTTTCGAGCGTAGGGACATCGATTGGCGTCCCGGCGTGCTCCATGGCGGCCGCCGCCGTCATATACCGTCCGCGCAGGAGAGCGCGAGATAACTCGACGCGCGACGATAGGGCGGGCAGCATGGCCGGTAATAAGCGCGCCAGGGCGTCGACGTCGCTCTCGCAATAGTCGAGCACCGCCGCCCGCTCTTCGGCGGTCCACGGCCCTCCGCGCCGGACCAGATCGCGCATCTCCCTCTTTTCATCGGCGCCGATATGAGGCAAGCCGAAATAGGAGAGCGCGCCGATGAGGGTATTCTTGACCAGCAGCTTAAAGCCATTGGTGCGATCGCGAAACTCGGCGAAGAGATCAAGAATGCGCTCTGGCATCGGCCAGCCGAGCGCCTTGTGACAGCCGAGCTCGGCGCTGGCGTAATAAGCGACGAAGAGCGCGCTTGCGTCGATTGGGTAGGGCGGCGCCGGTCCGAAATCGTCCCGCCAAAGTTTGATTCTGCGGCCGCTGCGCAGTTCCCACGCGACCAGACAGACCGGGTCCGGCCGTTCGCCATCTGGGGCGGCGAACTCGAAGTCCACCGCCCAGATTTGCGAAAAGGGGAGCGCGGCTAAGTGCTCCCCGGGCATTTCAGATCTGGCCGCGCAGCCGTTTGACCACCGGATGATCGGGGCCTTCGATTATGCGATCTTTGAAAGCGATCCGAAGCAGCTCGGTATAAGGCTTGTCGGGCCATTCGGGGTCGGGGAACTTCTTTTCCGCCACAAATATGTCATAGGCGCGCAACGACATATTGGCCCTGACGCGCACCCATTCGTGCTCGGCAAGTTCGGCGGCTTCGGCGTTCGACCGATGCCATTCGTTTATTCGCCCGTCCGGTTTCGGCAGTTTAACGGCCCAGAAGAACGGAACGGTCTGCCGATTGATGGCGAGGCGCAGGCTGTACATGTCGCCTTCGTCCCGAAGCGCGTCGGCCATGAGTTTCGTAACGAGATAATGCTCGCGCTCGTCCTTCAATTCGACGAGCAAAAGATCGCAGCGATAAGCCGTATCGGGACGCACCCGCACGAAATCCTGATTATTGGGCTTGCTCTTGACCGGCACGTAAGTGAGCAATTTCTTGACGCCGACCTGCTCGTAAAAATCCTGATCTATCCTCAGATTGTCGAGGTCGAAGGGGTCCGGAGGCGTTGATTTCGTCTCTGCCTCGGCTGCAAAAACGGCGTCAAGCTTGGTTTCTTCGGACGAAGCGATTATTTTATTCTTGGACATTTTCAGTCACTCCAATTCGGGCTGCGAAAGTCTGCGCGCCGCGTCCGGAAACAGTCCGTCACTCTGTGGGACGACGGTGCCGCAATTGACGAGGGCGGTCGCTGTTTGTTGTCCGCAGCGGCCGCCTTTCGCCAACCAATAATAAAACCCTTCAACGCCCACTTTGCCTTTAACGGCTTGGCGGCAGAGCGTGTCACCGCGCATTCGTTTCAAAAGCCGTTTCTGTTGGTATGTGAGGTCGCTATTGTGTTGCATGTCCGCTTCCTTTCTACAGGTTGATGAAGCCGCCGATATTCATTCGGCGGCGGCGCGCGGATGCTCGACCTTCGGGGTTTTGGGTTTATCAACGCGCCGGAAAGCCCTTTGCAATCAAAAGGCGCTTTTGTGCCGGGTTGCTTTTCTAAGGCCTTGATTTCACTTCTTTGGCCTACTTCGACCAGGTTTGCCTAGGACGCGCCAGCCTGCTTTACGGCGCAGAACCGACTGGACTTCCGCCGCATAGTACGCATTGCTATGTGCGTTGCCCGGCTGACTTGGCCGCCCGCCGGCGCACTGAGGGCTCGCCCCGCGAATTGCGGGGCTTTGGGTCGTGCGAGCGCCAATTTTGGCGCCGCGGTCCAAAGGAGCCAACCATGCCGACCCTTTCAATCGAAAAATCCCGGAAGCCGAAGAGCGCCGTCCCCAAAAAGGGCGGGCCTAAATCGCAGGCGCCATCGCGCCACAAGATCCCGTCCCATGCGACCGCCGACAAGACAACGCAGCGCTCTGTCGAATCGAAGGCCGCGCCAATCGACGCCGCCAAGGCAACGGTGAACGGCGACGAACCAAAGGTCGGGCGCGTGACCAAGCGGGAGCGCGTGCTCACGCTGCTGAGCCGGTCCGAAGGAGCCAGCATCGCGGAGATGATGCAGGTGACAGACTGGCAGCAGCACAGCGTGCGTGGTTTCCTGGCCGGCACGGTGAAGAAAAAGCTTGGTTTCTTGCTGACTGCTTCAAAAGCGGCGGGCGAC